TACAAGCCAAAGGAACACTCACAACAAACTCCAATCTCTACGGTGGTTAAAGAAAGAAACCATAACCCCACAAGGGGGTTCTGATTTCATGACCATGAATCAGAACCCCCAAGAGAACACCTCAGGCAAAGATGCCGTTGGCGAACTCCACCGGGAAACACCACTCTCGGTAGTTCAGGAAGTCAGGCTTGTAATCCTGGTACAGGCTCAGCCAATACCTACAATCACAGTGAGATCCAATTTCTTCGTGACGACAAACTGGGTTACCGCTCATAACTTTCTCCAATCGTGGTGGTCGAAGAACCCAAACCAATAATGGGTTCTGATTTCGTGAATACGAATCAGAACACATTCACCAAACACACACACACACATAGGCGACCACACAAACGGGGTTGACCTTTTATTGGGGTGGGGGCACGGGTGTTTGTGCTGATAGTTGGCGTTATGTTGGTGGTTATTGTGTTCTGTTACCGGTGGGGGGCATGGGGGGATGGGGGGCCAAGAACAATATGGATGGTATTAGCTTGTGGCGAGAGCGGTTTCTGCCAAGATAGGGGTGGGGGTGTTAAATTATGGATGCGGGCCTTTTGATATAAGGCTTTTAGGGTTATCGGGGGCGTCTTGCGTTGCGTCCTGCTGTTTTTGCTGCTTTTGTGTTCGCAACGAATTGCTTGCCCTGTTTGGATCCGGCTATCTTTTTGCGGTTTGTTGCGGCTTTTTGGGCTGGGCTAAGTTTGTTCCAAGCTTTGTCTGGTAGGTAGCGTGTGGTTCCGCCTGTTCTGGCGGCTGGTTTGCGGTCTGAGGTGCGCCATTTTTCTTTGGTCCATTTGGTGAGGTTTGATTGGTTTTGGGTTTTGGGGCCTGTGTAGCCTCCGCCTGCTTTTTCGTAGCGTTGGTTGGCTATTTGGGCTTTGCGTGCGGACCATTGTCCGGGTTTTCCGCCTTGTGAGCCTGCCTTGACTGAAGAGACTATGCGTTTTCTGAGTGTTGGCTTGTTGTATGCCACGTTCAGCTTCCTTTTACCCATTTCTTGTTTTTGGGTTGGGTTGTTTTGCTGGGGGACCATTTGACTCGATCTGCCCAGTATGCGGCACTGAGGGGTCCTCGTGCAATGTTTTTGGCGTGACGTGATTTGAATGCTTCTCGTTGGCCGGCTGTCTGGTTGGTGCGGACGCCTTGCTGTCCGAAACGGATCGTTTTGATCTGTCCGCCTGATTTGGCTACGACGATGTGTGACTTGGATGGGTGTCCTGGGGTTCGTTTTGGTTTGTTGTATCCTGCAACTCCGGCTCTGGCGAGCCGTGGGTCTTTTCTGTTTGTTGCCATTGTTTGTTCCTTTGGACTGTGGTCGTAACCCTCGCCCCACCTTGGGGTGAGGCATCGGGTACATGTTTGCCTTCCCCCCCTATAGTCCCCCCCTTCCGTTACATTGCGTTCACAGGTAACAAAGTGGGTTTATTGTTGATGAATCAGAATGACGAACTAGAGCTTAGTGCACAGCAGACACAGTATTTGGATTGGCTGTGTACTGCTCCTAGTGAGCGTGTTCCGCCTTCGAAGCATAAGATGGCTGTTCATTTGGGGGTGAATGAGACTACGTTGCGTCGTTGGGAGAAGCGTGAGCCGTTTTTGTCTTTGTGGAAGGCGAAGGTGGATGATATTCAGGGTTCTCCGGAGCGTACTCAGCGTCTTTTGGATACGTTGTATTCTAAGGCTTTGGAGGGTGATACGAAGTCTGCTCAGTTGTATTTGCAGGCTACGAATCGTATGGCTCCTGCGACGGTGACGGTTCAGTCTTCTAAGCAGGCTTCTCAGTTGTCTGATGAGGAGTTGGATCAGTTGATTGCTGCTGTTGCTGAGCGTGAGAAGGCTTCTAGGGCTCAGCTGAAAGTTGTATGAGTTCCAGTGTTGAGTGTCCGACGTGCGGTTGCCAGTATCCTCCGGTTGCTTGTCGTTGGCGTTGTCCTGAGTGTGGTTATAAGGATTCTTGTTGTGAGGGTGAGCCACGGTCGCCTAGGAAGATGAGGGATTATGACAACGACTAATGATGCGATGTTTGTTGCTTTGAAGGCGATGTACCCGTCTGGTGGGGATACTTTGGGTGATCTGCTGTATACGCATTGGTCTACTGTGGGTCTTCAGTATCGTGGTTCGTTGCAGTATGAATACTATGTTTCTGAAGGTGCCGCTGGCACCACTTTGGGGGATTTGGCTAATAGTTTTTGGTCGGACAATGATCTTGTTGTTTCAAACTTGGAGCTTGAGAGTGGTAACGATTTGCTCTTAGAGAATGGAGACTTCGTGTTGCTGGAGGTAGGCAATGGCTGATAGTAAAATTTCGCAGTTGACAGCCTTGGCGGCTGTTGACGTTGCCGGCACAGATGTTTTGCCTATTGTTGATACTTCTGCGACCACAACGAAGAAGGTTACTGCTGCCAGTGTGGCAACGTATGTTGCTGGGACGTCTGATATTACTACCCCGTTGGCGGCTAAGGCTCCGATTGCGAGTCCGACTTTTACGGGGACGGTTACGATTCCTGCTGGGGCTTCAATTGATGGTTATTTGACTTCTGCTACTGCGGCTAGCACTTATGAGACGATCACGAATGTTGCTGCAAAAGCTCCGCTTGCTAGCCCAACCTTTACTGGCACTCCTGCGGCCCCTACGGCCGCTGATGGGACAAACACCACGCAGATTGCTACTACGGCATTTGTGCAGGCACAGTCTCAAGTAGACCAGTTCATCCTCGCATCGGCAATCTTCTAGGTAACGAACGGAGTATTCAGTATGGCAACATTTTCCAAGCAAATCCTGAGCGGTTCAACCGATGGCAAGGCCATCAAGGTTGCCGCAACGTCAACCCCCGGAACCACGATTCACACGGGTTCCACCACAACTACGACTCTTGACGAGGTGTGGATTTATGCGCACAACTCGGACACGACCGACCGCAAGTTAACAATTGAGTGGGGTGGCACTGCTTCGCCAGATGACCTGATTGAGTACACGGTCAAGGCCGAGAACGGTCTGTACCTGATTGTTCCGGGTCTGATCCTGAAGGGGAACGCAACAGCTTTGGTTGTCCGTGCTTTTGCTGCTACGGCAAACGTCATTACCATTTCTGGGTACGTCAACCGAATCACCGCTTAGTAGGTAGCAATGCCTCGTGCACTAATCGAAACCTTTGGTGGTAAAGCAATGGCTGGTGGCGCTCTTGCGCCACGCTCTCGCCGTGGTGTTCAGGGTCAGGTTGATTCTGTGCGTCGTGGTGGTGCAAAGACCCCACCAGTAATTCAGTATCTTCTCATTGGTGGTGGCGGTACTGGTGGAACGGGAAGCAACCCGGGTGCATTCAACGGTGGTGGTGGTGGCGGTGGTGGTGGTTCTTACGCCCCATCATTCCAAACTGCTTCAGATACGCAGTACACAATTACTGTTGGTGGTTCTGCAAGTTCGACTTCTGCATTTGGCGCAACCGTAAATGGTGGAACGTCTGGAAACGGTGCACCGGGCGGAACTGGTTCTACTGCGAATGGAGCAACTTCATATACGGGTGGAAATGGTGGACCGGGATTCTTTTTCTACAGTGGTTCTCCACCACAACCCGGATACACTCCACCAGCAATTTCTGGAACGAGCACCACATATGGTGCAGGTGGTCCCGTCGGCGCAGGTGGTGGCGGCGGAGACAACACAGGAAACGGTGGCGGTGGTGGAGACGGTGTTTTCAATCAGCCCGGAGTTCCCGGTGGTTCCGGAATCGTAATTATCAAATACGCAACCTCATTTGAGCAGGCGTCTGCAACAACTGGAACCGTTACATATTCTTCTGCACAGTCCGGATTCCATACCTACACCTTTACTGGATCTGGAAGCATCACATGGTAAACGTTTTTTGTGAATTGGATGAAAACAATGTTGTAATCAGAAACATTGTTGCTGGACACGTTGATGGCAAAGAAGGCGAACAGTGGTGCCATTCCGTGTACGGAGGCTTGTGGAAGCAGGGGAATACGCCCCAAAGGCGTATTGCCGAACCTGGATTCACATATCTGCCGGATAGGGATATTTTTGTTGGCCTTCAGCCTTTTCCATCATGGCAGCTTGACGAAAATTATATGTGGGCTGCACCCATCCCATACCCGTCAGATGGTAAAGTATGGGGATGGAACGAAGAAACTCTTTCATGGGAGTTCGTCAGAGACGAGTAGTAAGTGATTTCTAATCAGCCCAGAATTAAAGGGCGAACAACATTTGCCTATACAAAAATCGAAAATGCCTTTTCCCGTGAAGAGGTCGCATCATTTGTTGAATATTGTTCCAGTCTAAAGAACGAACTCAAAGAAGCAACAATTGTTGGTGGTGCGGATGCACCCAAAATTCGTATTTCACAAACATTGTTTCAACAAAGGAACAATGACAATGCTTGGTTCTTCGAAAGGATGAATCAAGTATTTGAGTTTGCTAATAATGAGTTTTACAACTTTGATTTGTGGGGATATGAATCATTCCAATATGGAGAATATCTTGGCTCAGAGGGCGGAAAATATGATCTCCATACCGACATGCTGACGGACGATATTAACGAATTGAATGCTGGCGCTTACCACGAAGGAACAAGAAAGCTTTCTGCAACCATAATGCTTTCCGAACAGGGAACGGATTTTGAAGGCGGAGATTTTGTGGTTGCCACAGGCAAAGAGCAAAATGCCGAAATTGTCAAAATACCAATTGGCGGAGTTGTGGTATTCCCTTCATTTGTTGTTCATGGAGTCAGACCGGTAACTAGCGGAATTCGTAAATCTGCTGTTATTTGGGTAGTTGGACCAAAATTCCGATGAAGTCCCGTTGGCTGATATTTTTATCAGTTGCAATTTATGCCCTAATGTCAACATCCGCAAAAGCGAACGTCAACCACAACGTATGGACCTGCTGGCAGTCCGACACGAGCAACTGGACAATGCTTCAGCCCATCGAGCACTACCGCTCAGGGCTTTACCCAACATGGTCTGACTGCTTGGCTTGGCGTGACGGTCCGCCAACCGAGCCGTACACATGGTCCTACGGCTTGACCGCACCAACAACTGTTCCAACATCTACTACCTCCATTACGGTTGAAGAAACAACAACCTCCACAACTACCACAACTATTCCAGAAACGACAACGACATGGGTCACAACCACGGAATCCACAACCACAACGACGACAACTACTACTACTGCCCCATCAACGACTGTCCCTGTACCGTCAACTCAGCCGTGGGTGCCCCCAGCAACCACCACCTCAACGACCACAACTACAACAACGACTACAACGACTGTGCCAGAAACCAGCACAAGTACGAGCACAACGACAAGTCAGCCAGAAACAACCACATC